CGGTTCTTCCGCTCAGAAAAAGTCCAAACACCAGACCAAGCGCGGTGGTTGGCCATCCACGGAGCAAACACCTACGGCAACGACAAGGTAACTTTGGACGAGCGCGTGGAGTGGGCTAACAGCTACGCAGAGGAGGCTCAGTTGATTGCGACCGCCCCCACCAAACATCTCTCTTGGAAAGACGCTGACAGTCCTTGGCAACACCTTGCGTGGTGCTTTGAATGGGCTGAATACACGCGCACCGGGAAAGTGAAAACCAAACTCCCGTGCGCTCAGGATGCCACTAACAACGGCTTACAGCTACTCGCTTGTCTAACACAATGCGAAGAGACAGCATACGCCACCAACGCAGCGCCTACTCCAGCTCCACAAGACATCTATGCGGTCATCGCTGCGAGAGCTGTTAGTCAACTACAAAAAGACGCCGATTCTGGTAATGTAATAGCTCGTAAATGGTTGTCTTTTGGTGTTGACAGAAAAGCCACAAAGCGACCCACCATGGTATATCCGTATGGAGGAACATTCTACTCATGTCGCGCCTACATTGACGAGTGGTATCAGGACAGACTACGCAAAGAACACGCCGACAATCCCTTTAGCGAGTCTGAACGTTTCAAGGTTACTGGATACCTTTCTAAGTTCATTTGGAGAGCCATTCAAGAGGTCTTTGATAAGCCAACCAAGTGTATGCAATACCTACAAGGCGTTGCCAAAGTGTTGACGCGAGCCGGGAAGGATGTGAAGTGGACAAGCCCTTCAGGTTTCCCGGTGTTGCAGCACTACACCAAGCAAACATCGAAGTCTGTTTCTACGAAGATTGCAGGGGAGGCAACGTGGGTAAACTTCCGCGACAGCACCGACGAACTAAGTGTGGCAAGAGCAAAACAAGGAATTTCTCCAAACTTTGTTCACTCGCTTGATGCGTCTATTTTGACCCGGTCTGTGGTTTACGCTAACTCATTGGGTATCTATGACTTTGCGTGTATTCATGACTCATTTGGAACCCACTCAACACGCTCTCAAGAACTCGCAGATTCGATAAGAAAAGCGGCTTCTGAAATTTTTAGTGTTGACCTTCTTCGAGAATTCGACAATACCTTGCGGCGTTCTGACACAGAGTTAGAATACCCTGAGTTACCTGAGTATGGAACATTCGACCCAACCACGGTCAAACATAGTCAGTATCTCTTCAGTTAAAACCAAACACAACTACTACAAAATGAGTAAAGACGTAAATAAGTTAGTCACCCCCATCGGAACCGCAGTCTACCCTAAGTTGGTAGAACCTGACACAGCCTTCGATGAAGCAGGGGTTTACACCTGTAAGCTCCACGTAACCAAAGAGGAGTTCGCAGAGTTCAAAGCTAAGGTGGATAAGATGGCTGACGCCGCCTACGCCGCTGAATGCACAGCACAAGGAAAAGATGTGCGAAAAGCAACTAGCTGCCCTGTGCGTATCACCCAAGATGGTGACTACGAAATCCTAGCCAAACAGAAAGCTAAGATTACCACCCGCAAAGGAGAGACCATCGAATTCAATATTCCTCTCTACGACAGCCAAGTCAAAATCATCGACAACAAACCCAAGATTGGTTCCGGTTCTCGTATTCGTATGAGTGTTGTATTCAGTCCTTGGTTTGTTTCCTCACAAGGCTGGGGTTACACTCTCCGACTCAAAGAGGCTCAGGTCTTGGAGTTGGTTGAATATGGCGGTGGTGGAGGTTCTTCCTTCAGCACCGAGGCCGATGGCTATACCTCTCAAGGAGAAAACTTGAATGATGCCTTGGAGACACAAGACCCGGTCGCACCGTTCTAACGGTTACCGCTCGCGTTTCGAGGAAAGGTTGGCGCTTGGCTTGGAAAAGCGAGGCGTCAGCTTCTCCTACGAGACAGAGAGATTCAGCTACACCGTAGTTCGACACTACACACCCGACTTCATCCTCGATAATGGGGTGTTGATTGAAGTTAAGGGTTATTTCACTTCAGCAGACCGGACAAAGCACCTAAAAGTCCGTGAATCTAATCCAACCCTAGACATACGTTTTTGCTTCCAGAACGCTAAAAACAAGCTCAACAAAAAAAGCAAGACGAGCTACAGCGACTGGTGCGAAAAGCATGGGTTTCAATGGTGCGAAAAAGTAATACCAGAAGAATGGGTTTCATAAACACACACTTGCCGTGCGAAGAGTGCGGCAGCAGCGACGGCCTCGCCGTCAACGAAGACGGGAGCTCTAAATGCTTCGTATGCGGAACGTTCACACCGGGCCGTAACAACCAACACAACAAAGAACAGAACACACAAATGCAGCAGACAGAACAACACAGAGATACACCACAGTTCATTCAAGGAGACGTCATGGCTCTCCCAAACAGAGGTCTACACAAAGACGTTTGTCAGCGGTATGATTACCGCATCGGTGAACACAATGGTAAACCATGCCATGTAGCAACCTACCGCAACCCTGAGAGAACCATCGTAAGTCAGAAGGTTCGTTTCGAGGGTAAGGACTTCACCTCCATTGGTAGCCCTACCTATTTCTGGGGCCAGCACCTTTGGCCCAACGGAGGTAAACGTCTCACCATTACAGAGGGAGAGATTGATTGTCTCACAGTAGCTCAGGTAGTAGGTGAAGGTAAGTGGCCGGTGGTCAGTCTACCGAGCGGGGCACAAGGAGCCAAGCGCGTCTTTCAGAAACAGATGAAGTGGCTTGAGAAGTTCGATGAGGTCATCCTCATGTTCGACAACGACGAACCGGGTAACGCTGCTGCGGAGGCTTGTAGTCATGTTCTCCCTGCGGGGACTTGTAAGATTGCTCGCCTTACCATGAAAGACCCTAACGAGTTACTCATGGAAGGACGCAGTCGGGAAATCGTTGACGCATACTGGCAAGCTAAAGTCTGGAGACCTGACACTATTATGGACGGGGCTGAGCTGTTTGACCGACTAACAACCAGTAAAGTAAACGACAGCGTCCCGTATCCGTGGGACGGTCTAAACGACAAGACGCATGGTCTACGTTTGGGAGAGATTGTTACGCTATGTGCTGGCTCTGGTATCGGTAAGAGCGCTGTTGCCAAAGAGCTTGCTCACCACCTCCTTAAACACACCAACAAAAAGATTGGTTACATAGCTCTTGAGGAGTCCATCGAAAGGACAGCCAACTCCATCATCGGACTGGAGATGAACAAGCTTTTGCACCTTGAGCCTATTAAGGTAGACGATGACTACAGGAGCGCGTTCGACAACACGGTAGGTAGTGGACGAGTTTTCTTCTACGACCATTGGGGTAGCCTAGACTCGGACAACCTGCTCAATCACATCCGATACATGGCTAAAGCACTTGGTGTTCAATACCTCGTTCTTGACCATTTAAGTATCGTTGTTTCAGGTCTCGATGGCGGGGACGAGCGGAGGCTTATCGACAACACAATGACCAAGCTTCGCGCTCTTGTTGAAGAGTGTGGTATTGGTCTTGTCCTTGTTAGTCACCTAAAGCGACCAGAGGGACGAGGCCATGAGAACGGAGCTGAGACCACCTTGGCTCAACTACGCGGCAGCGCCGCCATAGCCCAACTAAGTGACATGGTTTTGGGACTGGAGCGCGACCAACAGGACGCCGAGGCTCGAAACATAACCAACGTGCGAGTGTTGAAAAACCGCTTCAGTGGCGACACTGGTCTAGCCGTTACGCTACGCTTTAGTCATATCACTGGACGCCTCACAGAAGAAGAAATAGCAGCAGACCCGGTTGAGGCCGAGCAAACACCGTTCAGTTAATTTATGGAATACAACAGCAACTTTAAGTATGACCTCAAAGTCGGACAAGTGGCAGAGCAAGCGCTCGCTGACATCCTCGAAAACAAAACCATCGAAGTTAAACGTGACCTCAAAGCAAAGACTACTGGCAATGTATTTGTCGAGTTTGAATCAAGGGGCAAGCCGTCTGGTATTGCCAAATCAGAAGCCGACTTTTGGTGCTTCGTTCTGGAGGACCGTTATGTCATCCTTTCGGCTGAAGAACTTAAAAAGATTGTTGAACCGCTAAAAGGAACTGAAAGAGAAAAGCGCGGGGGTGACAACAACACCTCCAAGGGCGTATTACTAAGAACACACGAACTGATAAACAACACGAACACACCATGAAGAAAATAGTATTAGACATAGAAACCAACGCGATTGAAGATTGGGAGAACCTGACAGACCTAGAGACCATCCATTGCATCAGCATGATGGACTTAGAGACTGGCCAGATGCACTCCTACAACAGCCAGACAACGGGAGAGATTGCAAACGCCATGAGTATAATTGGCGCTGCTGACATTGTGATTGGCCACAACTCCATCGGGTTTGATTGGCCAGCGCTGTTGAAGATGGATACAACCGGAGACCTTTCGTTGAACCCTCCATTTATAATCGACACAAAGATTATGGCCAAGTGCGTTTACCCAGACCTAAAAAACTACGACTTCAGAGAGAAGAGCGTTGAGATTAGATACGCAGGTAGCCACTCGCTTAAGTGCTGGGGTATGAGGTTGGGTATCCACAAGGACAGCCACGGCGAGACCGAGGACTGGACTACGTGGTCTCAGGAGATGCAGGACTACTGTGAGCAAGACGTAAGGGTGACTGCTAAGCTTTACGAATACTTGAAAAAACTCGCACCAAGCAAGGATGCTCTGTTACTTGAACACCAGTTCGCTCAGGAGATTCAAAAGCAAGTCAGCAACGGCTTTTCGTTCGACGAAGAGAAAGCCAAAGCTCTCACAGCGAAGCTTATGACTCGACGTGTGGAGCTGAGCGACGAGCTTCAAGAGCTTTTCAAGCCTACAGTGAAGGAGACCAAGTCACCTATTGGATGGTCTGTTTCTGTGGACGATAAAACCTACACAGCGCCCACCAAAACGAAGCTCAAGACGGTGCTTAAAGAAGCAGGTCTTAAGCAGTCTCTAGTCAATGAGGCCACCAAGCTAGCCAACAAGACCAAGACCATCCCTTTCAATCCCGGTTCACGCGACCAAATAGCAGCGCGTCTTATCGAGCAGGGTTGGAAACCAGCAGCCTACGAAGGCAAGCGCCCAGCAATCAACGAAGCGGTTCTCAAGGACATCGGGACGCCAGCAGCGCTCAAGTTACTGGAATACCTTCTCGTCCAGAAGAGACTAGGAGCGCTTGCGGAAGGTAAAAACGCTTGGATGACCATGGTGCGTAACGGTCGAATCCACGGCAACGTAGATACTCTAGGGGCCTACTCTGGGCGTTGCTCTCACTACAAGCCTAACTTGGGTCAGATACCCGCCACCAGAGCCCCCTACGGAGGTGAGTGCCGTGAGTTGTTCAAGGCTCCAGACAACAAGGTTCTAGTTGGAGCGGACGCTTCGGGAATCGAGTTGCGAGTATTAGCCCACTACTTATCTAATTGGGACGATGGAAGCTACGCCAAGACGATTGTCGAGGGTGACATCCACACCGCGAACCAAGAAGCTGCTGGATTGTCTAGCCGTGACGAAGCAAAAAAATTCATATACATGTGGTTATACGGCGCTGGTGACGCAGCTATTGGTGCGATTGT